CCGTTACCCCAAGTACCCGCGCCCCAAGTACCTGCACTCCACCCCGTAGCGGGGGTACTTATATCTGCCCCGGTGTTTAGCTGGTAGGCCGCAGTAACAGTACCTCCTCCCGAAGCGGAGCTAGAAGCGGGAGACGCGGAAGTAATATTGTAGGTGTTGACGGTAAGCACGGTGACTTGGTACTCCCCGTTCAGGGTAAGCCCACCGACTGCCGAAGCCCCACTAAAGGTAACGTAATCATTAGTTACACAGCCATGCGCCGCAGCGGTGACTAGCACGGTAGTAAGCCCAGAGTAGGTAGTGAAGGGGCCAGTAAGGACCACAGTGGCACGGATAGGGGTGATGTCGTAGTACTGCCCCCCCTGCGCAACGTAGAACTTCAAGTTAGTGCCGACACCGATGAGGTTCTGGCCACCGAGGGTTACCCAGTCCCAGATTGAACGGCACACCCCGAGAAAGGTGTAGTTGGAGATACGTTGCCACCCACCGATCTTCTCCGGTGTCCCTTGGCGGAACCTGATTTTGTCAGACTCGTACCAGCCGCCCTCGTTCGTGTACCGGGTGTTTTCGCGGTTAATTCCTGGGGATAGCTTTACTTTTTTTAACATGCTACCATACCGCCATGAATAGGGAGAACACTATGTTTGTATACATCTGGAAGTGTCAAGATGGCACCCCCTTCTACGTAGGACTTACAAAAAGAATAGGGCGTGCTAATCCCCGTAACAGCGGGGGCAGAAACTGGCTAACTCGGCAAAAACTGGAAACTATTGGCTTGGATACCATAGTTGTAGAAATACGCCATGTGAATGACATGGCCGTTGGGTGCGAGCTAGAACGCGAACTTATATTGAAATATGGGCGAGTGCAAATGGGCACAGGGCCGCTTACAAACCTAAGAGAAGGGGGGGAGGGTATGCATAGTCCAACCCCGGAGCATAGGGCTAAACTACGAACTGCAATGCTTGACCCTAACCACCCCATCCGCAGTATTGAAGCGCGTGCAAAACAACGAGAACGCATGAACTCCCCAGAGGTGCAAGCACTATTTGTAGGGGATGCTAACCCAGCAAAACGCCCCGAAGTTAGGGCAAAACTACAACAGCTTTGGCAAGACCCCGTATACGCCGCTACCCAGCGCGTTAGCCGCACTGGTAAAAAGCATAAGTTCTCCCCAAAAACAAGAGCTAAGTTGGCAACCAGCCTACGTGCTAACCCCGCCATGAAGGGTTGGTCTGAGCGCAATGGGAAAGACCCGGCATTCGATGCCAAACGGGTAGCCGGAATCAAGGCAGCACAACCTTTGCGTAGGGAAAAAATGATGGACCCTGCGGCCTTAGCCCAACGTAAGGCCCGGCTAAAAGCAACTATGAACTCCGAGGCGTACAAAGCAAAACGCGCACAACGGAATACCCCAGAGTATCGGGAAAAGCTATCTGCTGCCCGTCGAGCATACTGGGAGAAAAAACGCACACAGGAACTCATGGGACCTTCTTTAGTGGCATAGTTATTTCTGCGCAAGTAGGGCGGTCTTAGCATTGGAACCACTCGAACTACCAAACCAATAGCCTAACACTAATAGGGCAACGCTATCCATCAACCCCAGTATTCTGCCTACTAAAACAGGGTCAATTTTATCCTTCGGGTAGCCGTTGAGCAATAGGTACACTTCGGTGCCCAGTGACATAGTAAGCAGGACAAGGGATAGCCAAAATAGGTGTTTCTGCGTGCCCCCCGCTACGTTAGCCTGCCGGGCGGAATCACGGTCCTTAAACTCCAACTCCGAGTACTTGTAACCCCGTTCTGCTTCGTGCTCCCGGAACTCGCCCTCCATCTCCTGCAGCTTAGCCATCGCCTCGGGGGTAACAGAACCTTGCTGGATGAGTTTGGTAATAGCCTCCGTGGTGGCCCCTTCTACCCCAAACACCCGACCTAGCCCTGCCACAGCCACACCAGCAAATGGCCCAAGTAGCGCAGAAGCTACAGTGGGGGCTACGGATTTAAGGAAGTCAGACATACCCGACATTATGTTCTCCTGATGGCCCAAGTGACTTTGTCACCACTGGCGATAGCGTCAGATACCCGTTTTTCTAGTGCTGGTAGGTCCCCTTGGTAGAGGACACAGCCTTCCGTTTGCTCGGTTTTAACACCTTTGTGTACACGAATTCCGGTGAATAAGCAACCCATGAGATCACAACTACGGTCTTTTTCATTGGAGTACAGCAGCAGCATCTCCCGCCCAAAGTGTTGTGACATAGTTACCGCGACGTGGTATTCGCCTTCAGGTATACAAGTCTCTTTTGCAATCTTGATGCCCGCCGGACGGCCTATATCTTCACGGGTGAGCCCCAGTACCTCGTCGCCTATCTGCAGGTAACCAATAGTTTTATCGGCCTGATAAGTCCTGCGGTGGGAGATAATCATGGGTCACGTCCTTAAGGAAAATTACCGCCTACTGGGTTATTAGCCCCAACCGGGGCCGCGGTACCAATAGTTGAACCTACGGGTACAGTTGTCGTGGTCCATGGGGATTCGTTCATAGGGCCTACGCAGTCCGCTAGTTTAGCACCGTTTACCTTCTTAGGGCGCTTAGTGCAGGGGAAAGACCACATGTTACTCATGCCACCACCGGGTGCATCGGTCATGGTGAAAGTGCGGATTACGGCGGTTACGTTGTCCCACGACGGGGCTTGGGGGTAGCTAGTGCGGGTTGAGAACAGACTCCATACCGTATCTTTGCCACTCGGGGCATCGCAGGAGCCGTTCATCAGGCTGAGGTCAGCAATACTCTCTCCGGTCAGCACGGGGCAGACTGAGGTACCCATGGGGAACACGGTACCCTTAACAGTGACGGTTTTACCGGGGACGGGGGTAGTGGGGCTGGCAGCGCATAGTGCGTACTCGCCGTGGCAGATACTAAGAGAAGGACCGGCCTGTACCGCCATGCTAAACAATGTAACGAGTACCGCAGCAATTCTTTTCATCTTAGTGCCCCTATGTGGTTTATGCCTTGTCTACCTTGGTTTGCAGCAGATCAAAAATCTTGTCCAACTTGCGATTCATGTCCTTGATGTCGTCCCGGTAATCGTCCTTTGTAACGTAGGTTATTGGCATATTCCTAACGTCCCCATCAAGGCGGTCAATAGCAGTGTAAATGCGGTTCAGCGTCCAGCCCCCGAAAAAACCTGCGACGCACACTGCGATATTGAATAGCACTTGGTAGTCCATGTCGATTCCTTACTGCGGGTTAATGGTATTACGGTTTATCGGGGTAAGTAACTGCCCAAGGAAACCCTGCTTGCTTTGTAATGTCCCGCAGTGCTTGTCGATACGTAGCCCATGCAGCTCTGTCTGCTGGGCTATCACTGAGCTGAGTCCAATCACATTCCTTCAGTTTCTCTGAGCGTGAGGTTCGTACGCTCGCAGCTTGTTCAGCGTCCTTCTGGGCTTTGTAAGCAGTCTCTTGCTCTGCGGCTGTTGTCTCACCATCAGTAAACACGGGACCGAGAACGTACTTGGTATACCACTGGCCATCAAGCTGCTCAACACCGGAAGCCTGAGAGTATTGATAAACAGTCCCACCTGTAGCTTGTGGACCTTCAAAGACTATATCAGCGCCTAAGGCTTCCAAGACTTCCGTTGTTGTTGTCCCCCATGTCGGGCCATCATTAGTTTGGATGTATGTACGGAATTCACTCTCGTACTGTACTACGCCTGTTTCTCTGATTCTGATTTGCATGATGTGTCCTTTAAGCAATTGCCAAGAAAATATAAGTAGCTGCGCTTGTGTTGATTGCCGCCAAGATTGCTGCGTTAACGGTAAAGCCGCCTGTGGTAGTTGTTACTGAACCAAGTGTTGCAGCTTCAGCAGCAGTACTGTTTAAAAACAAGTATGGATCAGTCAATGTTGTCATGCCACGAGCTGTGTCGTAAACATACCAACCACCAACAGCATCAGTTTGTTTGATAAGTACAAACCTTGCGCCACCAGTGAATCCGCAAGCGATTGCCTGAGTTGTTCCATTACCTGTGTATGAGCCGACCTTAGAGACTCCGGCGCAGGTTGCGAATAGGTATGCGACGGATGGATTGCTCGTGTACGTGTTTATTAGTGTGACTGTTGTCGAGGTGGCAGACGCCTTATACACGCTAGATACCGCAATTGTCTCGTTCAAGTTCATGTACCCGGCGTACAGTCCCGGCGCGTACACAACCCAATTGGCTAGGCTGGTGCGTGAACGGTAAATGATTAATTCTGGGACAGCTGCTAGATTGTGCGAAAACGTGTTTGTTGCCATGGATTGACACGCCTCATCAAAGAAGCTGGGGGCGCGTTGGAAGGAATAAAATATATCAGATAAACTTGCCCACGCGCCATTCATCAAAAAGCCTGTGTTGTTCCAAGCGTAAGTGAATCCAATGCCCGTTGCTTCGGCAGAATTACTATATGTATAGAGATAAGGCTCAGTAGTTGCATCGTTTGGTACTAGGCTAAACCCACGTAAACGGTCTTCCGCTACAAATCCCCCAGAACCTCCCCCAAGGCGATATGATGCTAATACCATACCAACTGGAAAATTCGTTGTAATTTGTGTTCCTTGTCCGACGTTTACTGCGTTTGGACTAAACACCTTAGTCGCATCCGTAGGCACTTTCATCGGGCCACGGCGAATGGCGATGTAGATGAATGGAATGCTTGCAACGCCAGCTACATAATTTAGTCCAGTAGCCGTTAGGTATGCTTTGGCCCCTGTAACTATTTCAGCTTCATTAGTATTAGCTTTTAACAAGGCTTCTGTTCCGGATGTAGGCCAACCCCTCATTGAATCATAAATTAACCAGTTATCAATAAAGGCATTTCCTGTAGCTGTCGTTGGTTTAATAACCACCCACTGCGGTTCATACCCAAGATTCACCGTAGCATTCCCACTAGCATCAGTAGTAAACGACCCGCATGAAATCACATTGTCCGTACCAGTCAGGCCAAAGCCTCCTGCGTTGTGGGCGAATAGGTAGGCTACGTAAGTACCGCCGGATGCGTTAACGCTTGCGTCAGTGCCAACGCTGAACACTGAAGATGTTGGTGTTGTGCTATTCCACCAAGTTGCACCAGTAGCTGCTGCGGCTATGGTGTCGAGAACAAGGTATTGCGTATTGGCAAGACTTTGGTGGTAAACGGCCCAATCTGCTGCCGTGTCTGTACGCTTGACAATGATGCTACCCGGCACTGAACCAAGATTATGGGAAATAGTTGTGTTAGAGCCTGTACCCGTATAAGTCACCACATCAAAGAACTTCGGCTGCTTGCGGAATGTCCATGAGACTATGTCGCTTGCGCTAAAGTTTACATAACCACTAGAACCTAAAGTAAAGCCGTTAGAATTGAATGCCGTTATTGAGGTGGACGTGACTTGCCTCGCGTTTGGTAGGTCTGATATTACAGCGCTTCCAGTCCCTCTAACTGTATCCATTAACCAGTTATATTGGACGTTTGTTCTATCTTTAATCCAAACCAAACCACCTTTCGTAGACAGATCAATGCCGTTGGTGATCGTCTGTGTTGCACCAGTCCCCGTATACAAGTAAGTCGAGAACACATCTTCGATGTAGTTAGGTACAACAGCAACCCCACCACCAAAAGCGTCGTAGGATGCAGTGCCTGATGTTTCTTGTAGTGGCATAGTTTACGCCTTAAATTGTGTGTTGCTTGCCACGACGGTGAACGTGCGGTCGGCTGTCTTAATGACTAGATAACGATAGCTATCTATCCCGCTTGCATTACCCGCAGTAGGCGCACCACCCAGCCATCTAGCTGTTACCCCAGTAGTAGCCCCATCAATCTGGAGCACGTTGTTGTAGTATGCGGTAGCACCCTGAGTAACTAAAAATGCGAGGGTTATAGATTGCCCTATAGCAAGATACGAGTTCAACGGTTGTGCTTTGGAACACGTAATGTTCAGTGTCCAGTTGGCTGTTGCGCTTGCTGTGGAGTATATAATTGACTGGGCGCTAGTCTCGTACGTAATCGTCCCGGTAGCCGCAACGCTAGTGATGGTCGTCGGCTCTACTGCACCCGTCAGCGTAGCCCTGACAAGATAAGGCTGTATAACCGAGTTGTATGCGAATGCAGAAGGGGGGTTTGTCATTTTAGTATGCTCCACCGAATGCAGTGACTTGCAGTGCAGTACCGGCCGCAGTCGTTGTTACTGTCGTGCTGGCATAGAGTGCAAATGCAGCAGGAAGAATCAACGGTACTGGGAAAGTATAGGTTGTAGTAAACGCTGCTGCCGTTGTGCTTGGCGTAACAGCCGTGACTGCTATTTCCAGAATCATAAACGCAGTCGTTCCGTCCCATAGCCAAATATCAACTAGGTTGGCCGCGTTGGCAGTAGTAATACTCGTACCAACTGAGTTTACTATGATGGAATCAATCCTGAGTCCGTTAGTAGACGTCGGTACAAAAGCTGTGATGTTAGCCCCAGCCAGTGACGCAGTAGCTGTAGGTGCGCGAGTTGTACACGCTGTCTGAGCCACTAATGTAAGTGTCTTAGCGTAAGGTGTTTGAGCGAAAATAGGGGTAGCTGTAACGGCCATGATTAAAATCCTCCAAAGTTAAGTGCGGTGTATATGATTGCGCCTGCTGCAACTGACACGGTAGCAGGCGTTGCCCAAGTAGGCGCGCTACTTGTTGTTGCGGTTAGAACCTGACCCGTAGTACCCGCCGCAGTAAACGCATACGTTGAACCAGTACCGTAAGTAACGCCGTTGGCCGTAGGACTAGCAGTTCCGTTAGTACCGCCATTAGCGACAGGGAGTATGCCCGATACGTTTGTTGTAAGGCTGGCATAAGCCGTAGACGTGCTGCCTGTACCGCCGTTAGCGATAGGGAGTGCAGTGCCAGAGTAGGTGAACGCCAGTGTGCCAGAAGAAGTGATCGGGCTACCGGAGACACTCAGAAGGCTGGGGACCGTTGCCGCTACACTAGTTACCGTACCGCTCGTAGCCGCCGTAGGGGCTGCGTTAAACACAGCAGCCGTTGACCCCGCGCCGTCGGTGTACACCATGGCTTTAGTGCCCGTGGCAATCGTAATGGTAGCACCGGAACCCTGTTTGATGATGATGCTCTGGCTACCCGTAGTAGCGTTCTCAATGATCCAAACCTTAGACACCGTGTTGGGCGCAATGGTAATGGTGCGAGTGGCAGTCAGCGATACCCCAGAAGTAACCTTGAGGTACATGGAGCGCAAGGTATCCACACTGCCATCGGCCATCGTATAGGTCACATCTGCATCGGTCGCCATGCTCTTGAGGCCGTAACCAAGGGCAGCGGTGGAAAACTCCCAGTTATTGTTAGTCGTCGTGCCCCAAGTACCGCTCTCGTCACCGGTAGTAATCTCGGTAAGACGTAGGTTATTCGCGTAAGTTGCCATGTCCTAAATCCTCAAGCTGCTATGTCAACCCAGTTCGGGGTCTGAGCGTCGTTTATATTTGTCCAATTCGGGGTCTGGCCGTCGTTAATTGTAGTCCACCCAATGATTCTAACCGTT